ACAGTCCTTCGGACGCAATTAGCAATATGTCTGAGAAAGAGCGTAAACAACTCTTAAAGGCGGGCATGGAAAACCTGCTTGCAGACATGGAGGAGAAGACAGATGCTTGACACACCACAAGCTAGACTTATGGACAGCGAGCAACTACTACGTCTTAAGTTACCAATGATGCGAGAGAAAGCATGGAATGACCTCTATTATTTCTCTAAGTATGTCCTTGGGTTCACCGACATGGAAGAAGAACCACACAGAGAACTGTGTGAGTGCTTGATGTACGGAGTTCAGAAGATGAAGATACTTGGTATAGACTTCGATTACGAATTTACGTCTGTGCCTGAGGACTTTGAAGAAAAAGATAAGAAGCTACTAATGCTTCCGCGTGGGTCTTTCAAAAGTACAGTTGCGACAACTGCGTACCCAACATGGTTACTGTGGCACAATCCTAACCTCAGGTTAATGATTGACAGTGAAACATATCACAACGCAAAGACTTATCTATGGGCGATAAAAGACCAAATAGAAAACAACGAATGGCTTAAGCTTATATGTGTGGACGAGAATGGCGAGTATTTACTTGCTCCTGCGTATAAGACAGCAGGCGGATGGACCGAAGAGCAGATAATCCTTAGTAAGAGAACACGTAGGGGTGTAAAAGAGCCTAACATATTCTGTTCAGGAGCGGATAACGCTAAAACAGGTATGCACATGGAAGTCATAATAGGAGACGACATGGTGTCTGAGCGTAATGTTAGTACTCCTGAGCAAATCGAAAAGGTGTACAGACATTATAGGATGTCATTATCACTACTTGAACCAGGTGGGCTGCTGATTGTAATAGGAACTAGATACCACATGGATGAAATGTATGGTAGATTGCTCGCAGAAGGAAAGTTCGCTACACTTGTGCGTCCTGCGATAGATGACGAAGGAAAATTATACTTTCCTACGAGGCTTACACAGGCATTTCTTGATAACATGCTCTCTGACCAGGGTGTGTATATCTACAACTGCCAATATATGTTGAACCCGCTAAGTGGAGAGAACACAACATTCTCTGACGAAACATTCAGGTTCTACAAGCGAGACTATTGGGGTGAAGATGAAAATGAAGGTAAGCTGTTCGTAGAGTATGTAAACGAAGAAGGCAAGGAAACTACCGAGGAGATAATAAAGGTTGAGGTATTAACCGACCTTGCTGTGTCCATGAAAGAGACAGCATGTAACTCTGTCGTGCTGCCGTGGGGTATAACCGCTAAGAGGAATGTCTTTGTACTGGACTACGAGGCAGATAGGATGTTGTATTCTACGTTTATGGACCACCTATTTAATATTAAAGAGCAGTACGGACCCTTGCTAGGCAGAGTAGGGCTAGAGAAAGTAGCATTTCAGGCAGTTATGGCACCACTACTTAGGGACGAGATGCGTAGGAGAGGTAAGTTCTTCAGCTTATTTGATGAAAAGGCTAACAAAAAGAAAGACCAACGTATACAGGCTTTGCAACCGCTCTTTGAGAGTGGTACAATATATATGAAGAGGAAACATACAGAGTTATTCAGGGAACTTATTGAGTACCCTTATAGCAAACGCAGGGACATCATTGATGCGCTTGCTTACATAATTCAGATGATGCGACCACGTCGAGGCAACTCAAAACGTAAACAGTATAACTACAGACCTAGTAATAGAATAGCGGGGTATTAAGATGGCAGACAAGAAAACTAATGATACGATTACGAGCACAGGTGTACGCGATTTCTCTAATAAGAGTAGCGAGTACATTCTTAAACGTGTACGTGACGATAAAGAGATGTCGGATAGCTTCCAAACAAACTTCTTCGACAAGTTTAGAACATGGTACAAGCTTTACAAAAGACATATAGATGGGGTTACGGGCAATGAGTACGTAAGTGAAGATAGAGACGGAACACCACAAGACGCAATAAGGTCACAACTGTTCATACCTAAAATTTATTCACTTATTGCAGTTCTAATACCAAAGATAGCTTTATCTATGTTTAAGAGCAAGCCATACATGACTGCAGTGGCGGTTGACGCCCCATCCGATACTCGTGAAGACATATCAAAGCGGTTCACTCGCTTTATCACATATCAATTTAATAAATATATTAAGATTATTCCATTCAGTATACGTGTCCTTAAGAACACAGCCGTCTACGGCACAGCGTTCACTAAGCAAACATGGGAGTACAAAGTAAAGAAGAAGAAAAAGAAAGTAGCTACTAAAGGACTTGGCAAACTAATCAAGGGCAAGTTCACTACAGTTGAGCAAACTACAGTTATTAAAGATAACCCTAAGGCTGTTATTATTCCTATTTTAAATTTCTTCTTTGACCCTGAAGCCACTACTATTGAAGACGCAAGATATGTTATACATGAATATCCTAAAGATTTAAGTTCATTATTGATGGATGTTGAGAACGCACCTAAGGGTACGTACATGAATATTGATATACTTAAAGCAACATATTCACATGAGTCTTCTGATAATGACATTGAAAACATTATGGAAGAAACTGGCATATCCCTTTCAAGCACACAGAAGAAAGGTCTTAAGATTTGGGAACATTGGACAGATGACTGGGTAACAATGGTTGTAAACGACAAAATCGTTATACAGTCACGCGAGAACCCGTTTGACCACAAGAAGAAACCATTTACAAGGTGGGTACTAGACGAGATGGCAGGAGAAATGTACGGACAGAGTATGGTTGACCTTCTTGAGCATCTTCAAGTGGAATTAAATACAACACGTAATCAGAGAATAGATAATGTTTCATTAGCAATAAATAAGATGTACAAAATACGCAGAGGCGCAGACATAAATCCTGATGATTTAATATCAAGACCCGCAGGTTTTATCGAAGTAGATGAAATGGATGATGTTAAAGAATTAGAGATGACGACTGTAGACGGCTCAGCGTACACAGAAGAAGAGTATATTAAAAGAGACATGGATGATGCTATAGGCGTTTACGACCCGCAGAGAGGCAGCTCAGGCTCACGTAGGGAGACAGCAACAACTATGTCTATATTAGATAGGGCAGGAAGTCAGAGATTTGAGATGATGGTGCTTGTAGCTGAGATAAATGGCTTTGAGGATATGTCGCAACAAATCATAGAATTAGACCAACAGTTCGTTAATGAGAAAGCTATTTTCTTTATGAGTGATGATGATAGTGGGCAGGATAAAATGCAGCAGCAAGAGGTAGCACCTGAGGAAATGATTTTCAAGTATGAGATATTATCTGCAGGCTCGTCAGTTGACCCGTATGCGAACAGTGAAATGAAGATTACAAATCTATTACAGATGCTTGGGTATACACAGAGTATGCCTACTGTTGACTCAGCTGCAATAGTAAGAGCGGTACTTGAAGAGTACAACATGCAGGGTATCGACAGATTTTTCCGTGAACCTCAGCAAGCCATTGAAGGAGCAGGTACTAATCCTGAAGCGCTTAACGGTTTACAGAACGCTGCGGCTATGGGACAAATGGGAGGAGCACAGCAATGAACACACCCGAACGTAAAGCAAAGTTAGAGCAATATAAAGACAGTTGGATATATGAGGACTTAAAAGCTAAGCTACAACGTAGGTATAACAAGCACAAAGAAGGTCTTATAACAGGAATAGACGTATCTGACGTGGCTGCATTAGCAGTAGCACGTGCGATGATGCGCGAGGTGAAAATTATGGCTCAAGAGTTTGACATTGAGTTAACATAAGAATATAATTAAGGAGGACATAGTAATGTCACCAACCAATGTAGGTGAAGGCGGAAACGTTGTACCACAGACCCCTCAGATTAACGAGTTTACAGGAGAAGCGAACATAGCAAACGACTTCTTTGAACCACAGGATGACGGACAATCAGAGGACAACACCCCCGAACCAACTATTCAAGATGCTTCCCCTGAACAAGGACAAGAAGCACCACCAACCGACGTGCAGGCTCCCCCCGAACAGGGACAAGGCGAAGCAGGTCAACAAGCGGAAGAAACCTGGGATAAGCAATTCAGCTCTCCTGAAGAGATGTTTGCAGCTTATCAGAAAACGAATAAGTCATACAAAAACCTAGTTCCTGAGTTCACGAAGAAGGCACAAGAACTTAGTTCGTTAAAGAAGGCGACACCGCAAGAAGACAGTTTACAACAAAATATCGAGCCTCAACAGCAGACTCAACCACAACAGCAGTACCAACAGCCTAATCAACAGCCTACACAACAGCAGTATCAACAGCAACAGCAGGCACAAGCTGTAGATAGGTACATTGAGAACAGGATTAACATTGCACTGCAGCAACAGCAACAGCCACAAACTGAAGCTTTAATGCAGATGCAGAACGAAATGCAGATACAGAGAAGGAGTAACGAACTTTCTCAGATACACTCTAAAGAACCTGAGATGTTCGATGCAGTGTATCCGTCTATGAAGACTGTAGCAGAAGCTAATCCTGAGTTGACAAACCTACCAAACGCAATGCAGATTGTTTACAATCTAGCAAAGGTGGAATACCTAGAAGCAAATGCAGGCACCATAGCAGCGGGAAACCAAGCTAGGGCAAATGCACAGGTTCTTGCTAAACAAGGTGCTCCAGGTGTGGGTACACAAGTAGCTGACCAGGGTGGGGGTAAGTCTTATGAAGAAGGTCTCGCAGATGGAATAGTCAGCACAGCCAACAAGTACAATGGTTCTATGTTCGGCTGATAAAGACATTCCGCATATAAGGGAGATACCAAATGGGACTAACATTAAGCGCACGCGGTACGCATAATATAAACCAAGACCGCAGAATAGTAGAAATGTCCAACAAGATAGCTTTACTGAAACCTAGAATTGCACCAGTAACAGTTATTCTTAAAAGAGGACTCGGAACAAAGCAAGTCACAAAACAGGAAAAATTTGAATGGCTTGAAGACGCATACATGAACAGATGGACATTAGGTACAGCTATTGAACCTGATGACGCAACTGTAATAGCAGTAACAGTTGGCACAGGAGTATTGTTCGCAGCAGGCGACCTGATGAAGCTTGTACGTACTGGTGAAGTTATGAAAGTTGTTTCAATAGCAACTGACAACATCACTGTAGTAAGAGGTTATGGTTCTACAACAGCAGCAGTTACGGAAGTTGGTGACAGCTACCTAATCATGTCAAATGCGAACATGCAGGGTGCTACTGTTCCTTCAGAGAAGTACAGAGCAACAACTGACAACTATAACTATACTCAGATTTTCAGAACACCTTATTCAACCACTGGCACTCTTAATGCCTCTGAATTGTATGGTGGACCTGAACTGCAGAGACTCAGAGCCAAAAAAGGTGAAGAGCATATTCGTTCAATAGAGTATGCTTCCCTATTCGGTGAAAGAAGCAGAGTTACAACTGGCGAACAGCCTATCACAACTACAGCGGGTATTGATTACTACGTTGCTATTGCAGGCGGGTTCACAGATAGTATTGATGCAGATGACGCTGCTGCAGAAGCAAGTTTTGAAACTTATCTTAGAACATTGTTCCAGTATGGTTCTGATGAAAAGTCTCTAGTTGCAGGACCTTACATGATTTCATGGATAAACAGTTTTGCGAAAGCTAAACTAGACGTGATACAGTCTGATAATGATAAGACATATGGTCTACATATCACTAAGTATCGTAGTCCACATGGAATGTTGAACCTTATTGAACATCCATTGCTCGTAGGCGGCTATGCTAACTACGGATACGGACTCGACTTCGGTAATCTGAAGTACAGGAACCTTAAGAACAGAGATACCAAGTTGAAACAGAACATACAGGATAACAGTGCTGATGGAACTCAGGACGAGTACATCACAGAGGCGGGATTTGAAGTTAAACTTCCTGAATCCCATAGAAGACTTATTCTTACTTAGAATATTTAATAAGCGTGGGGAGTTTCGGCTCCCCATGTTCTTATAGGAGAAAAAAATGAAAGTACGTACAAACCTAAGGTCAAATCTTATCTACGGTGGCAAATTATATGTCAAGAACTTCATGGATGAAATAGAGATACCTGACAACAAACCTGAACTTATAAAGTATGTAAAGGCAAACCCTGCAATATTCCCACCTGTAGTAGTGACAGCTAAGTCACCTACTAAAAAGACTGTGAAAACTGAGGAGTAAACCATGAACCTTACTGAAGCTTATACACGTGCACTAACAATATCTGACGAAGCTATACAACAAAATGATATGTTGCATAGCTTTAACGCATGTCAGAGTGAAAACGCTGAACTAATATATAATCTTAAGAAAGCAACCATAACCAAAGCGAGTGATGTGTTTACATTACCGACTGATTATGTGAACTACCTTAACATTATGGACCCTGTCGTTGACCAAAACACTGTAATCCTATATGGAAATACATTTGAGTTCTACGGTTGGGAAGATTTAGATGAATGTGACATAGTATACAATGCTTCACTTGCTGTGATAACAACAGATGGAACGGCTATTTTACCGTTGCCACTTCATCTTCACGAACTATATCCACTTTACGCTGCTAAGATGTACATGGTACAGGATGACGAGTCTGAGAGATACAAGATTATCTCAGGTGAGTACGAGCGTGTAAAGACATTACTAAAGAGACATTACGACAAACGTAGACGCTTATACAACGGTGGCTACTCTTGGTTAGTGACGAGGTAGATATATGCCATACTCAATTAAATACTTCGATAATTTTTCAGGCGGAGAGAACACTAAAAATGCCGCTGAACATTTACGCCCAACTCAATTAAGACATTGTGTAAACGCAGACCTTATTGAGAGTGGGGGCTATAAGACACGCACAGGTATAGAAGAGCATACGGCGTATTTAACTGGAGTTGTGTGGCAGGAAGTTA